TTCAACTTGCGGCTGCATAGCGTGCATAGGTGCAATATTCGGGCTGTGTTGTCGGTGTCCACCTTGTACGGTATGTTGATCGGCTTTCGCGGTAGTGCTGCGCGCTGAATAAGCGACGTTTCGCGACTGTTCCATACGCCTTGTATGTATGCGTCCCTGTCAGTGTGCGGCATTTCGAAGAAACGACGCATTAGTGAATCATTGATGTCCATCGGGTTAGACGTTGCCCATATTTCACGCTTACGGTGTGCGGCATCGAGTTCCTGTTTCATTTCTTCACGTAGCTTTTCACGCTCACGACCCGACATTGTTGCGACCTTTCGAGCGATGATTGTTTCTTGTGCTTGCTTAATCATTTCCTCTTGATGTTTATGTAAACGGAATTGTCTTTCCTTCCAGTCAGCGCGAACAAATCCGCCGTTTGGCAGTTCGTCAAAGTCTTCGTTACTCATTTCGGTTTACCCTTTCTGAATTTATATTCGCAATTATAACACGTATCGCGCCAACGTAAAACAAAATGTTTACACTTTGGGCACTGTTTCGACAGGTTTGTAGCTGTAGTATTTGACATCGCTAACGCCCTCCGCATTCGATACGGTTAACGCGTAACCGATCATGTTGCCGTTTATGTCTAACAAGTGCGCTTCAAGCGCCGAATACATGCCGACGATATTCGTGAACTGTGCCGTTACTGGGCAACGTTCTTCGGTCAATGCGACCGACCCAACTTGTGCATGTGTCTTCATTACCTGCGCCCCTTATAACGTTTACCTTTACGCTGCCACGGTTCAGGCTTGCGTTCGACATAGAAGTCCATGTCTTTGATGCGTTGATATTGCGGAACGATTGGCGCTTCGCGTTCGGCTTCTGCGATTGCAATTGCTTCGCCCATTTCGCGCATTGCGTCAGCCGCCCGAAGTGCTGCCGCTGCTAGTGCCCTGTTGTTCATGCCGACCATTATCACTTTCATAGTGTTCGTCCTTATATTCGACGGTGTGTATTTGACGAATGCGTTCTAACAATTCGTCGCTCTCTTTCTTGTAAGTATACAGGTTATACGACGTAATACAAAACCAAATTGTAACGATCAATATATTGCCCGCAACGTACACATAAAAATAGCGGCGGTTAGCTTTCGCCAACCTGTCCGCCATTCGTTCGATGTCGTCTTGTGTCATATTCACCCGCAAGCCTTGCCGAAAACTTCGTACCATGACGCCCAATAAATAACGCCTGCCATAACGATGCGACCAACCGCCCAACCCATTTCCTTAAACGCTTCTTTAATTCGGTTTTGGTCAATGTAGCTATTCGAACGGTCAATGTTCTGAATTGCGTCGCGGATGTCGATGATGATTAACAACGCTGCAATCATAAACCAAATTGATTCTAACATTTCGATTTTTCCTTCTGCCATTTCTTTGCGGCTGCTTCAACCGCTGCTTGTAACGATGTCAAATCATCGTCGCTTATTTCGTCAGCCATTGGACGGGGTACGCCCATCGTCTTAGCCAAACGCACCATGAACATTTGATGTTTGAGCAGGTGCGCGATTGTCATTGTATCACGCTCGTTTAGTTCGAGTGTAAGTTTCTTTTCTGTCATCCTTTTATTCCCCATACTGGTGCGACCATACCATACAGCTTTAAGATTTCGGTCTTATTTTCGAGTAAGAAGGCTTTCATATCCTTCGGGTCTACGGTTTCAATCCAACGAACTTCGCCGAACGCTTCGACCAAGTCAAGGATTAGTTGATGATTGACGGCGTCGTTCTCCTGTTCGAATAACTCGCCGTCGCTTGTCTTAAACAGTTCAATCTTTTCGACCATTGCTGCCCCCTAGTTTGTTGGGTCTGCTGTTATGATGTTTAACAGCTTTAACAATACTAACATACAACCGACGCCAATTGCGAGCCAATATAACTTTTTATTCATTCGGGATACCATTGTTTAAGTTGTGGACGTACAAGTCAATCGCTTCTTGTTCGGGCTTAGTTCCGATGATCATCGCGACATCATCGGGGTAACTGTCGAACCGTTCTTGACGAACGACGGTTTTGTCCCAGTCACCGAACTGCGGCGACCAGATACCATTTTCTTTGATTAACAGCGTCCAGTAAATGCGGTTGATTGGTTTCGGCTCAACTTGGTTTACTTTAACGCGAACTTTGCCGTTAACTACTTCGACTTGTGCAATTCGAGCAGTATAGCTACCTGCTTCTAAACGGTCAGGAGTTTCGACAGTAATTTCGACTTTGTGAGTGCCCACATTACTAACCGAAGGCTTTTTATTTGCTCGTTCACGTTTCCAAGCACGGAAAACGCCTTTATGTTCACGGCGAATCAAGCCGATAATTGTGTAATGAGTGTCGCGCATGATCTTACAAGCGTTAATGTCGTCCGCCGTGTTGGTCTTGCGTTTGAAACGAGCGTCGATTGCTTTTAACTTTGCGACAGCTTCGTCGAGTTTCGCAAATAATTCGGTGCGGTTTAAGCTGATAACTAATGAATTCGCCATTTTGTTTCGTCCTATGGTTTCTTTAACCTATGCGGACATTGTATTCGATGTTGATTTCGATGTCAACTACCGTCTGTCGGTCTGTTAAACCGAATATACCGCTGAAACTGTGGTATGAAATACTACTCCGAAACAGCCCCAAAGCCTTGATTTTAAAGGATTCTAATAATAATAATAGTATAATAGTATAAATAGTATATTTCGATTGTTTTTAAGCCGAATAATTAGCCCGAAAGCGATGCCCGAATGAACAGTCCGCATATATATTTACCCTTTTTATTTTATAGAAAACCTACTATCTACTATTCGTACTAATGATTTGCTGAAAGCTATATGTACCAACGTCTTGAAGGCAATTCGGTCGTAGTATCCTATATAACGCGTTCGTTACTACTGTTCGGAATAACAGACCGATGTAACGTTTCATTAAAAATAAATCATACTATCCATACTATTCTACTATTCACTTTAACAAAGAAACGAACGTCGAAACAAATCACCGAATGAATACACCGAAACAAACTATTCCAGATTGATTATTTCACACTCATATAAATTTTGGTTGACACCCAATTATTTTTTGTGTACTGTCTGAGCCATATATCAACCCGACGTCAATTAATGTGGGCATCAAAGCAATGTACGAATCATCTTGGGCGAATACAGTCCACACAATGCTCCTGAATAAACCGTCGGACGTTTCATACAAAGACATTGCCGCACGTTCTGGACTAGGTATCGGATTTATTGAAACGTTCGCCGCAGGCAAAACACCGAATCCAACCATTACCCGCGTAGAAAAATTATATAACACGCTTAAAGACATCAAAGCCGAACGAATTGAACAGGCGAAAGTATGGGGCGCGGATTTAAATGTTACCGAATGAACTAACAGCGCTTAACCAATGGGTCGTATGGCGCGAAGAACAAAACCCAGACCCATCCAAGAAGCCGCGCAAAATTCCATATCGTCCGCACGACACGGCGAAACGCGCTTCGTCAAAAGACCCGTTCACATGGTCAAGTTACGCTTTGGCTGTTCAAGTGGCGCTTGACCCTTCGAATAACTTCACAGGTATCGGCTTCGTATTACATGAAGATGACCCGTACTGTTGTATCGACTTGGATGACAGCGGTTTAACTCCTGAACGTTGGGCGCTGCATTTAGACATTGTTAAACGGTTCAATTCTTATACCGAACGTTCGCACAGTAAGCAGGGCGTGCATATCTGGGTAAAAGCTGACAATCAAGCAGGTAACAAAGATTCGTCGAATGGCATCGAGATATATACACAAGAACGATTCATCGTAATGACGGGCGATGTTATTAGCGATTTGTCTACGGACGAAAGCATTAGTACCCACATACAAGACGCGCCGTTCTTAGTGTCGCAGCTTCGGGCATCGTTCTTTACTGAAAAGGCGCGTGAACTTAGCGAAATCGACATCAAAACAACAAAGACCGATCAAGAAATATGGGAACTCGCAAACAGAAACCCGTTGTTCTCTCAATTGTTCTTCGGCACTTATGATAAAGAACGCTTGGGAAAATCCGAAGCCGATCTCGCATTCTGTAACTGTCTGTCGTGGTTCATGCAAGACCGTGACAAAATCTTTTGGGCGTGGAAACAGTCGGCACTTTATCGCGATTACGCAGAACGCACGATGTTAGACTATACAATTAGCGAATCGTTTAACAACGTAATCGAGAAGATCGACAACACGGTTTTAATGGAAAAGATGCGAAAAGAAATCGAATTCAAAAACGCACAATCCGAAATACACGAAACAGAAGTCGAACCAATGAAAGAGATAGACGAAACGTTACCAATGCCGCAAGGCTTAATGCAAGAAATTACGCGGTTCATTTATGAAGCTGCGCCGTTACCTGTATACGAAATCGCCCTAGCGGGTGCAATGTCGTTAATGGCAGGCATTTGCGGGCGTTCGTATTCAATCAGTGGAACAGGTCTTAACCTTTATACGGTGTTACTTGCTGAAACTGGACGCGGAAAGGATGCAGCGGCAAGCGGTATCACGACTTTGCTGTCGGCTGTCCCAATCCCCAACGCAACCAAATATATTTTACCGTCGTCGATTGCGTCCGCGCCTGCATTACAAAAGCATTTAGCGAAACAACCGTCAGGCGTGTCGATGCTTGAGGAATTCGGTTTATTGTTACAGAAGTGGACATCAAAGAAGGCGAACCCAAACACCGAAGACTTTCGTCGTTTAATTCTGCAATTATATTCGGCGTCATCACATGGTAAATTCTTGTCTGAAAACATTCATTCCGACAGTGATAAAAACTCGAACCGTGTCGAACGCCCTGCTTTCTCATTCTTTGGGGATTCTACACCGTCGACATTCTACACCGCATTGGACGAAGGTTTAGTCGGTGAAGGTTTATTGTCACGGTTTACGGTAATCCAGTACCGCGGCAAACGTGTATACGATAACCCGAATCGAATCGTCGAACCTAGCCCGATGTTAGTATCTAAATTAACGGACTTACTATCGTATGTAATGCGGCTCGAAGCAAACAACCAAGTTTGTTATGTGGGGATGACCGAAGAAGCTAACACGATGTCGAAGGCATATTCGCGCCGTGTAACGCAACTAATCAACGAATCAAACGACAGCACCGTCGAAATGTGGAACCGTGCTAATTTAATGGCGTTACGTTTAGCCGCATTGCACGCCGTTAGTATCAATTACTTAAATCCAATTATCGACAAAGTTTCGCTTGACTGGGGTATCTCAATCGTCGAAAATAGTGTCGCAAGCTTCAAGCGTGAACTTGATAGCGGTAACGTCGGCGACATTAACAGCGATATTCGTCAAATTAATGACGCGAAACGTAAGATTAAAGAGTATTACACGAAGCCATACGAAGCATGTGCGAAAGGCTACAAGGTCAGAAAAGACCTATGGGAAGCCAAAATAGTAACGTATTCGTATTTGCATAACAGTTTAACGAAACTAGCGTCGTTTAAGAAAGACAGCTTAAAAGCGACGGACGTTTTGAACAAAGTTATAACGGCGCTAATTAGTAGCGGCGATATAAAGCTTTTATCTGAACAAGATATGTCAAAGCATAACTTTACGGGTAAAGGTTACATTCTGGTAAACACGGCATTGCTACAATAATGCCCACATATAAAGGACACATCGAAATGGCTAAATCAACAAAAGTTGTTGCAAACCTTAGCGTCGCTACTGCTGCGGCATATCAAGAAGGCGCGCTCCGCACTAAGTCGGACAGTTACTTCGGTCAACACCAAAGCCGAAATGTTCTGCGCGGTTATTTAAGTTTCATTATCAGCAATAACAACGAACTTGACCATATTAAAAAGGCAATGTTCTACGGTCGCGGTCTAGGTGAACACACGCCAGTCTATGCGAAAGAAAGTAGCGTCCACACTGACGACGCACAGGTTCGCGATTTGATTCACTCGATCATCGGTATCAACACCGAAGGCGGTGAACTTGCCGAACGTCTGGACGCAATTTTAGCACGCAAAGAAGAATCGGCACTTTCAGGCGAAAACATGACAAGCATTATCAGCGACGAAGACAAGGTCAACTTGTTCGAAGAACTGGGCGACGTTTTATGGTATATTGCAATTGGTGCGGAAGCTTTAGGCGTTACGCTTGATCAAATCATGTTCGCTAACCTTGACAAATTGAAAAAGCGCTTTCCTGAAAAGTTCACAGAAGCCGCAGCGAATAACCGCGACATCGAAGCCGAACAAAATAATTTAGAAAACAACTTGACGCAGTCGGCTGACTGGGGTAAAGTTGAAGAACAAACTAAATAACCGAAACGGTACGTCGAACATGAACAGCAAATTTTCAAATCTCACAAACGATCAAATGATTCAAATGTGGCACAAGACGCAAGAACAATTGCGCTCGTTGAAGGAACACGAAGCCGAACAACGTCAAGAAGTTATTGACCGCATGTTTGCGAACAAAGCAGGTTCGGAAGGTACAACAAATATCGAACTTGGTCACGGGTGGAAACTCAAAGCAACGTTTAAGAAAACAATCGGTTTTACAAGCGTCGATGAATTGAACGCAGCTTTAGACCGCATGGAAGACCATAGCCCAGAAGGTAAACTATTGGCTGACCGTTTAGTTAGTTGGAAACCTTCACTGTCATTAACCGAATTCAAGCAACTACCTTCGGACTTTGTCGGGATGATGAAAGACGTCATCACAATCAAAGACGCAACGCCGTCGGTTGAGCTTGTACCACCAAAGGCGAAATAAATGAACATTAAAGACCTTCGCCCTGCTGACTATTACGCTAAAATGTACGGCGTTAAAATGGTCGGCTATGGGGCGGCAGGTGGCGGCAAAACGCCGTTAATTGCCACCGCACCGCGTCCCGTAATGGTCGCAACAGAAGCGGGCTTGTTATCGCTTCGCGGTGTGCAACACGTACCAGTTTATCAGGCGAATACATACCAGAAAATCAAAGAATTCTTTGACTGGTGTTTTAAGTCTAACGAAGTACGAAACTTTGATACAATTGCGGTCGACTCAATTAGTCAAATGTCTGAAATCGTTTTGAACTACCATTTAGGTAGAAACAAAGACGGTCGAAAGGCTTATGGTGAAATGGCTCGCGATATGCTCGAATGGCTTGAAGGTTTATACTACCAACAAGAAAAGCACGCTTACTTAATCGCTAAACAAGAAATCGGCGAAGAAGAAGGCGTACAAACCAAACGCCCATATTTAGCGGGTCAGGAATTGAAAATTAAAATTCCGCATCTTTACGACATTATTGCCCACATTGGTATGAGTCCAGTCGTAGGAATGCCGACACCGCAACGCGTTATTAGAGTCAGCCCAACATTCGGCGTTATCGCTCGTCATCGTAGCGGCAACCTAAACGAAATTGAACCGCCAGATTTAACGGCGTTGTTCAACAAAGCAATGTCAGCGCCAAGACTTCAAACGGCGAATTAACGTTAATTTTAAACCCTTAGTTAAGGAACTCGAAAAATGGCTAAATTAATTGCAGCTTTTAACCCGCAACAGTATGACCCAACACAAGGCGCGGCAATGTTGCCCGTTGGTCGTCACCGCGTAGTTATTACGAATTCAGAAGTTAAACCAACAGCGGACAACGCAAACGGTTATGTGCAATTCGACGTACAAATCATTGACGGCGACTTGAACGGTGTTACAGGTGCATACCGTTTGAACCTTTACCATTCAAGCCCACAAGCAAGCGAAATCGCGCATCGCCGTTTGTCAGCGCTTTGCCACGTTTGCGGCGTACTTGGTTCAATCCAAGATACAGCACAGCTTCATAACATCCCGTTTATGATCGAAGTTGTTAAGCAAACCAAAGGCGAAGGCGCTGAAAAAGGTTATACCGAAGTTTCGAAAGTATTCGACGCAAACGGTAACGAACCGAAACAAGGCGGTAATTCTGCGGCGGCGGTTGCTCAAAATGCAGGTCAAACACCGCCAAACGGTAACGGCGGCGCATGGGGTGGACAACAGCAAGGCGGTTTTAATACTGCTAATAACGTACCTGTTCCACAAGACAACCAAAATCAAGGCGGTTTCGGCGGTCAGCAACAAGGTAACGGACAGCAACAAAATGGCGGCGCTTGGGGCGGTCAGCAAAACAACCAACAACAAGGCAACCAACAGGGCGGCGCACCTGCTTGGGGTGGCGGACAACAACAGGGCAACCAACAGCAAAATAATGGCGGTCAACCTTCATGGGGCGGCGGTCAAGGCAATGGCAATGCACCTGCATGGGGTCAAGGCTAACACATAAGCCGAAAACGGGGTGTGATTCGTCACGCCCTTTTTTATTGTCCAATGTTTAGGGGTTATTATGAAAGTTGATTTGAAGCAAAACGGAATGCCGAAGATGCTCGCGAAGCGCATCGCCGAAGATATAGACCGTTGGGCTATTAAAGAATATGACGACGGACACCGTTCGCATTTAGGTGCGTCATTAATCGGTGACGAATGCCGTCGCAAATTGCAATTAGTTTTTCGTTGGGTAAAACATGAAGAATTCAGCGGGCGAATGCTCCGTTTATTTCAACGCGGACACCGTGAAGAACATATCTTCACCGAATACCTGCGCGGGATTGGATGTACGGTTTACCCTTTCTATGATGACGAATTAATTGAACGTCTAGGCTTGACGGGTAAACACAATATCGGTGCGAGTGAACCAGACAGCGCAAACAAGGGCGCTAGACAGTTCCGCGTAACTGGTGCGAATGGTCATTTCGGCGGGTCGCTCGACGGTATCGTATTTTTACCGCCCGAATACGGTTACGATAAACCATTACTACTTGAGTACAAAACTAACGGTACAGGCGCAGGGTTCAACAAGTTACGCGAAAAAGGGTTATCAATTGCCAAGCCGCAGCACCATACACAAACGAACGTTTATGGTTTCGCATACGAACTCGAATTCGTTCTATACCTTAATGTAAACAAAAACGATGACGATATTTATATCGAAATCATGCCGCTGAATGATACTTTCGGACAGCAACAGTTTGAGAAAGCCGAACACATTATCATGGCAGAAGAACCTTTACCGCCGATAAGTAAATCGCCGAATCAAATACCTTGTTCATATTGCAACTTTAAGGGTATTTGCCATTCTAAAGAATTGCCCGAAAAGAACTGCCGAAGCTGTAAAAATGCTGTTCCGATTGAGGGCGGTAAATGGGGCTGTCGTCAATGGAATGCAATTATTCCGAACAAACAAGCAATCCTTGAAGGTTGTAATAACTGGGTTCCATTTATCAACGGGTAAGTACAATGCAGCTTCGGTTTTATCAGCGCGAATCTATCGACGCAATCTATAACTATTTTAATGCAGGTAACAAGGGAAACCCAGTTATTGCACTACAAACGGGCTTAGGTAAAAGCGTCGTATTGGGCGGCGCTGTCTGCGAAATCATGTACCAATACCCAAGCCAACGATTAATTATGGCAACCCATGTTAAAGAACTGGTCGAACAGAATGCGAAGAAGCTCACTAAAATGTGGGCATCTGCGCCAATCGGTATTTATTCGGCAGGTCTGAAACAAAAAGACGCACACGCCCCTATCGTCTATGGTTCTATTCAATCAATGGCGAATAATCCCGCCGCATTCGGACACCGTGACTTAATGTTCGTTGACGAATGTCAACTTGTAGGCGACAAAGCGAACTCGCAATATATTTCGTTCATTGGCGGTCTTGCCGAAATTAATCCCCACATTAAAATCATCGGTTTAAGCGCCACGCCGTACCGCATGAAAATGGGCATGATTACCGAGGGCGGAATATTCACGGACGTAATTTACGACACCACTAACCTAGAAGGGTGGACGCGAATGATTGCCGAAGGCTTTCTCTGTCCGCCAGTGTCGAAAGTCACAGACGAATGGTTAAGCGCCGAAGGTGTTCGCAAGGTTGACGGCGACTTCAATATTAAACAGCTACAAGACGCCGTTGACACATCCGAAAAAACTTTCAAGTGCTGCGTCGAATCAATCGAAAAATGTTACGACAGACATTCGATTCTAGTATTCGCAACAGGTATCGAACACGCTGAACATGTAGCCGAAACACTTAACGCACTGGGTCAAAATGCCGCGTATGTTCATTCGAAAATGAAAGGCGCAGACCGTGACCGCGTTATCGAAGACTTTAAACAAGGTAAAATTCGTTGGTTAGTTAACAACGGCATTCTAACAACAGGTTTCGATCACCCGCCGCTTGACGCTATCATAATGTTACGTCCGACTTTGTCTGTCGGCTTATGGGTGCAAATGGTAGGGCGTGGAACCCGTCCGTATGATTTCCGAATGCTAGACCAATACGTTAAGGGGTTCGAGTATGTAAAACAAAATTGTTTAATCCTAGACTTTGCCCGAAACACTGACCGCTTGGGCGCAGTAAATCAACCAGTCCCACCGCGTAAGAAAGGCGAATCGACAGGCGACGCACCTGTAAAAATTTGCCCCAACCCTGCGTGTAAAATGTATAATCACGCGTCGGCTAGGTATTGCGGCGGTGAACCGTTCCCAACGTTTAGCGGTTGCGGTTACGAATTTATATATGACCCGAATGACAGACTTTATCATCATGCAAGCGAAAAGCCGATTCTAGTATCGGATTTGCCAGAACTTGAAATGATGAAAGTTACTAAAGTTTTATATTCGGTTCACAATAAAGAAAATATGCCGCCGTCAATGAAGGTTACATATATCTGTGGTGTGAAATCATTTACCGAATATATTTGCCTACAACATAGCGGAATGGCACAGCGTAAAGCCTTCGCATGGTGGACGCAAAGAACAGGTTACACGGGCGACCAAATGCCAACAACGGCGCAAGCTGTCAATTATTCTTCGCATTTGCCTATACCGAATCGCATCAAAGTATGGACAAATAAGAAGTACCCCGAAATTATGAGCTACGAGTTTTAAAGGTGAGTTATGCCAAAGTGTGAAAAATGTCAATTAGGTACTGTATGCCGCTGTTACAATGAGCCGCAACATACTTCGGATAAATATGTTAATATGAACATTGAACTTTTGAAAGAAAGATCAGAAACGGGCTTGAGTAAATACGGCGTGAATTTAGAACGAACTGACCTAAGCCCGACAGACTGGGCGCAGCATTTAGTTGAAGAACTGTTAGACGGTGCGAATTACGCCCAAGTTTTGAAAGACAAACTAGCCTTAACAATTGAAGCCGCATTCAAAGAAGGTTTCCAAATGGGGCAAGAAATGGATGTTTACGAACCGTTTGTATTCTGTTGGCGCGGCGGCGCTGCCGAAGCATGGGTCAACAGTGACACATACGAAAACTTATTCGAAAAGGGGTCGAAGAATGGCGAAGACAGTTAAAGAACGCGCTAGAAAGCCAAAATCCGTAAACGCAGCACAGGGGCTAATTGATGCCCTAAAGTTCGTTAACGCGGCACAGAAAAAGAACGATCATATTTTTCAAAAGTATGTCGTTCTGCAAGACAAAACACTTATCGCAACAGACGGCACGTTAGCGATCGGCACACGCATCGAAGAAGAAATCAATGCTTGCCCGCGGTCTGACATGCTGTTAGCTGCATTGAGTAAAGTCGGCGAACGATTTAGCCTAACAGTCGAAGACGAACAGCTTTGTATCGTTTCAGGCGATTTTACTGCCCACATACCTTGTATACCGCTTGAACAAATCCCCGTGACTTTCACAAGTCCGAACATGATGCCGTTAGACGATAGCTTAAAAGCTGCGTTTAGCGCAGTCATGGACATCGCGAAAGAAGGCGCGCCGCATATTATGACCGCGTCGTTAATGCTTCGTGATAATACAGTCGTCGCAGCTAATAACGAAATGATAAAAGAATATTGGCACGGGTTCCGTTTTCCAATGGTCTTTATCATCCCGAAGTTAGCGGTGCAATGTGTAGCCAAAACAAATAAAACGCTTGTCGGCGTTGGCGGGTCTACGGAATCACTGACGTTCTGGTTCTCCGATCAATCGTTCATTCAAACGACGTTAATGCCGAACGAATGGAATGACGTAGACACAATGTTAAATCAACCGACGAACGCTTTACCGCTACCGTCTAACTTTTGGCAAGCAATCAATTCAATCGTCGACTTTGGCGAATCGAACCTTGTGTTATTCCACGATGATTGTGTAACAACTGAGTCAGGAAAAGCACGTTTCGAAATTGAAGGACTGCAAGGCGGTCAGAAATTCGACGGTAAACTTTTGAAATCAGCGTCGGCATATATTAAACGAATTGATTGCCGAACTCACAAAAACCGTTTATATTTCTTCGGTGAGAAGTTACGCGGCTTGTTAGGGGGACACTAATGTCGTTATTCGATACTGAAACAATGGTCGTAAACAAACGATCTAAAAAGAAACCAAAAGACATACCGAAAGTGTTAAAACATTTTCCAATCGTTAACCGCCCTTATGTAGAGTTTACAGACATGGAACTTTACGCCGCTAGGGGCGGCACTTTAACTTTTGATATTGAAACATATAAGAACTATTTTCTTATAGCGTTTAAGTGTGTCGAAACTAAGCGCGTCGTAACATTCGAAAAGTACGGCGATATGGACTTCAACAAAGAAAAGCTTAATTGGGTACTGTTTAACTTTCGGTTGATTTCGTTCAATGGTCGAAAGTTTGACATGCCGTTAGCTTGGCTCGCAGTCTTCGGCAAGCCTGTATGGGTAATTAATGAAGTCGCACAGAAGCTAATCACCGACGACAAGTATCGCGTTCGTGATGTTGAGCGCGAATATAACTTCAAAATGCCCACATTGAACCATATCGACCTTATCGAAGTCGCACCGCTGCAAGCGTCTTTGAAGACATATTCGGGGCGCTTACATGCTCCGCGTATGCAGGATTTACCATACGACCCGCACAAAATCTTAACAGTCGACGAAATGGTTAACGTCAAATACTATTGCGTAAATGACCTTGACAACACCGAACTGTTATTTAAGGCGCTTGCGGGCGACATATCGTTACGTGAAACACTAAGCGTCGAATATGACCAAGACTTGCGTTCGTTATCCGATGCCCAAATCGCCGAACATGTTCTTAGCGCTGAATGTGCAAAGATTAACGGTTATCATTCATTTGCGCCGAAGATTGCCGTCGGTTCGATCTATAAATATTACAAGCCCGACTTTATCCACTTTCAAACCCCAATGATGCAAAAAGTATTGTCGGATTTGCTCGAAGCGGACTTCGTAATTATCGAAAACGGTTCTCCGAAATGTGCGTATCTGGACGGTCTGAAAATATCTATCGGCGAACAGGTTTACACAATGGGCGTCGGCGGTCTGCATTCAACAGAATCATGTATCGCACATAAAGCCGAAAACGGATATATGTTAATCGACCGTGACGTCGCCAGTTATTACCCGTACATTATCCTTAACAATAAGTTCTATCCGAAACACTTGGGCGAAACGTTCTTGATTGTGTACCAAACAATCGTAGACCGTCGAATCTATGCTAAACACATGGCAAAGAGTGACGACGAAAAGATTGCAAAGGATAGTAAGCAAGAAGCCGATTCGTTAAAGATTACAATTAACGGTTCGTTTGGTAAACTTGGTTCGAAATGGTCGAAGCTGTATAGCCCCGACTTACTGATTCAAGTAACAGTCACAGGGCAATTATGCTTACTAATGCTTATCGAAATGTTAGAGCTAAACGGCATCAAAGTCGTATCGGCGAACACTGACGGTATTGTTATTATGCCGCACGAATCCCAGTATGACCGCTTGAATGAAATTGTTAAAATGTGGGAATCGCTAACCAATTTCGAAACCGAAGAAACCAGATACAGCGCTGTTTATAGTCGTGATGTGAATAACTACATCGCAATTTATGACAAACCTAAGAAGGACGAATATTACAAAGGTAAAGGCGTATTCGGTGACAACACTTTGAAAAAGCAACCGCAAAACGAAATATGTGCCAAAGCTGCGGCACAGTTTCTTATTGACGGCACGCCAGTTCGAAAGACTATCGAAGATTGTACGGACATATCGCAGTTTATAACAGCTAAGACCGTTAAGGGTGGCGCACACAAAGACGGGTGGCTTTTAGGAAAGGCGATTCGTTGGTACTACGCGAACGACATCGAAGGAACGATCAATTATATAACGAACGGAAACACGGTTCCATTGTCCGAAGGTGCAAAACCTTGTATGGATTTACCCGCCGAATTTCCGACGGATATTAATTACGACTATTATGTCGAAATGACTAACGCAATGTTGCATGACATGGGCGTGTACGGTCACAAAAAGACTAAAAAGTCGTCCTTGTTCGATTGATTCTCGCCATTTTTTCGGGGGTACACGCGCTTTTAGCGTTGCCCCTGCTACTACCCTACCCGTTGACACATTGAACGCAGACTGTGACGCTCACCGTCGTTTTTATGGTGTCGGCTTGACAGCCAGATAATAGCAAAGCCAAAATTATATATCGCATTCTTTCGCCCAATAAAAAAGCCCTATTCGCAGGGGAACGAACAGGGCATAAACTCACAAGAACCATCGAAACGGTTGTTAAAATGAATAATACCAAATCAAAAGTTATTTAGCAACCCATCCCGTATTTCCAGTCCCGCCGCTTTCTTTAACGTATAAAGTTGTCGCAGCGCCGCCACCAGTACGCAAGTATAACGAACCGACGGGCGAAGCTTGCACGCCTTCTGGTGCGCCGACACCTGTTCGAATCGTTGGCGCGTTTGAACCACCAAGATTGACAACCGAGGAAAATATAAAACCCCACGGTAAAGACGAAGTCCCAAGCGTGCGCGTATTTGCAACGTTAGGCACTAAGTTAACATAAGCCGAAATCGTAGACGAATCAATCGTCATTCGAGTCGACCCCGCTTGCTTAATATAAAACGCACCGCCTGCCGATTTATCCAATACAGCACTAGCAACGTTATAGTAAGTAACACCGTCGGCTTGTTGGTAATGGGTGTCGGCTCCGCTAGAATTCTGAATAACGAATTTCGCATCGGTGTCGTTTTGCAAACGCATAATGAAACGATTGTCAACGCCTGCTTTACCGATAATCATGCGAAGCATCCCGCAGCGTCAACGATTGAAGTATAGCCGTCACCCGCAAAGAAAGCCGCGGGCGCTGCTATCATGGTACGTTCGTCGGTAATGTTAGCGTTTACGATTGACGTTTGCCCGACAGTCATGTAAATCGAACAAACTGGAAAAACGCCAAACGGTAACGCAGGCTTTGTCGGGGTCGCTGCTTCGGCTCCAACTACACGCTGAAACTGTCGCAAGTTAAGATCGAAATAAATGCGGTCAATTCGGGGGTTAGCTGACGGCGCACCGATACCCGTTACGTTTTGAGCGACGACGACTGTGCCGTCCATCAAAAGACCCGCTTCAATTGTAACACCCATTGCAGGCGTTGCCATTTCCCGCGCTGCGAACTGTTTGCCCGTTTCGGCTAATACCCGAATAGAGTTGTCAATATTAGCCTTGTATGTCGCCGCATCTTGCGCCGTAAAATCTGGTTGTTCAAATTTAGAAACCATTATGTTAAATCCTCAATTGTACCAATGAAACCACTCACGACAACGCCTTGCGGTTCTGAATGTGGGGCTTTAAATCCGACTTTAATGTTCGCATCTTTAGGCAGTAACACAACGCCGCCGCGATACTCCGTTTCGTCAAAATATGCAATCTGTGCGACGGCGTCGATACGCGGTAAAGTGTTCGGAATACGTGGCGCACGATGCCAACCAACAGAACCCGAAATCCTTAACGTATGAGCCGCTGCAACATAGGTCGCATTTTTAGCAAAGTAATCAATTTCGCCGAAAGGTTCGGGAACCATCATATCGAAAACTTCCCAACCAAGTTCGGACGCCAAGCGCTGCGACTTGCTGACAGCAAGCGTCGGATTATACCAGATACCGCCGACTAAATCGCCGTCATATTGATTGAGTGAAAGCGATTGTAAAAGCACACCCGTAGCAGGTCGACCAGTAGCGTAAACGAAACCCCAGTCGCCGAACAAGCCTGCTTTAGACATGAATCGAGCGAAATAATAACCGTTCTGTAAATTCCGTTGCACTCGCGTAGTTGTTGACGGCATAGGAATAACAGCAAGTTCGATTGCGTTCGTCGGTTCGCCTTTATCTGCCCACATTAATTGAACAAAGTCGGCATTATTTCCTGTTGGCGCTGTCCAACTAATATCGGCGAACATATCGTCAACGTTAGTGGCGGTTAAACCTTGCAGCGCTTCGGGTAATTCAGCCCCCGAACCTTTAATGATAACAGTGTTCGACGGTATCGGTTCGCTACGCTTTTCGAACGAATTGACGACTCGAATATAGCCGATATAAGTGTCGCCCGCTTTTAAATCTTCGGTCATAAACGTCGTAGTGTTTCGACCGCTTATATACTTATAATCTGACTCCGCAGGGCTGAACGGATAATTAGAGTACGCAATTTCGTAACCTACGCAGTAAATGTCGTTCGACTGTGTCCAATCGAATTTTATGCGCGGTGCGCCTGTCTGCTGATTGACCGCTGTTAAACCTGAAACGGCAGTCAAAGACGCAGGCGGTTTCGGGATAGTTACGTCAGGCTTGACAATAGTACCGCCGCCAGTAATCGGCTTTAAGTCCATATCGTCGGAATATAGATCGTCCGAATATTCAGTCAAAACAAGTTCAACCCCACCCGCATCGGAGCCACTAGGCGGAATCATTCGCCAATCGGTAACTTGAAACAGTTTGTCAACCCATCCAAGCATAGGTAGGTTTAACGGGATAACGTCCCAAACTTCGTAATTAAAACAAGTCCACTTACACGGTAAAGTGATAGTCTTTTCAAGACGCGCACGACGTAAGAAAATAGTAGCCAAACGTTGCGCCGTAATCGGTGACGTTGTAAAGTTCAAAACAATATCTTTGTACTGTTCGACACCGCCGTCTTGTGCAATATATTCCGCACCCTTGACAGGTGGAAAGTCCGAAAACTGCCAATTATTCGTAGAGTCAAGGAACGTACCTTTTACACCGTTGAAACTTTGGTCGGCGGGTGTGCGTGGTTGTAACGTCGGATTGCCGCGCAAATCGTCTTGCGTGATTTTACGCGTAGAAACTGCCCGCGCTGCTCCGACGTATATGCGGTATTTTCCTTGCGTCCATACTACTGTACCCGCAGAAGCCGCAAGCATCTGGTTAATAATGTCGCCGTTCTTGCTTGACAATTCAACAACGCCGTCGATAATGTAACGACCATCGCAAAGACTAGCCGCCATTTGTTCGGGCACTTGGTCGCAAACATCTGCCGCAGCGTCGACACTAGCCCAATCAATTTCGTCGTCAGTAGCGTTAAGACCGTCAACCGAACGCATAAAGTCAATAGTCGCCAATGCCGCATTATTTGACCATTGAGTAATCCCGACACGATGATCGTATAACGGCTTGCCCTTAATGTCGAAAGTAATGTTCGGACGACCATTTTTATAAACCGTTTTGTCGAACTTCAATTTGACGACAGCATAGGCACAGCCCTGCAAAATACATTTTTCAGTATATTCGGGAAACGTTGCGACTAACTGCGGGTCGGCTGTTGTCTGCGTACCATCGTGCCACCACCAATCAAAATACCCGCTTGCGACTTCGCTCGCAGCTTCGCCGTTAAAATACATCGCTGTGATGTCCGTAATCTGGTGCGCTGCTACAACAACAACGAGCCATAAATATTCGTGACCGTCACCGCTTACGTTTGCATAAGTCACAACACCAGAAATACGCGCTTTACCGTAAACCATTCGGCGAGGGGCGTCGGCTGTGAATGTTAATTGTGTCGGGTTAGTCTGGTAAACTGTGGGCTGTGAAGACTGCGAAGCAACCCCCGAAGTTTTAGACTGTAATAATAACGAAGCGCCAACGGCTAAGACCGTACCGATAACGATTGCGGCTGTACCACCAATCGCCGCAGCGCCCGCCATAATGATAACGGGAATAATAGCAGGCATCTTATGCGAATCTCCATGCGTCTGTTAATGTCAAATCGTTACCCAAACGGGCAAGACCGCGGGGCTGTAAGCAAACGTAAATCGAACCAAGATAAAAAACACCCATTCCGAAACTTTGGTCGACTTGACCGTGACGACCTGCGCCGTATCTGGTAAAGTCTATCGAAAGGATGTCACCGTCTTTGAGCGAATTATTAAGAACCTTTTCGGCTCCGTATTCGTCGGCAATTTGCAAGAACGCATCACGAACCGAAACAGTCCCGAAACGTTCACGCAAAGCAATACTTGCGGTTGTTTCGTCAACATAATGCGGGACGGTGTCCATTGGATTTTTCCCACATTGTACGGCTATTGCCTTGCCCGCAAATTGACAGCAATCGAACACGCCCCACTTAAAGGTGAGTCCGTCGCAATGTCTTATAAAATCGTTTAAATCCATTATCCGCCCCATGTGATTTCTAGTGTCGCAAGCGACGACATAAACTTAAAACCGTCGTCGTTAGGATACTTATTTTGTTGGTCTTCGTTAGTATAGCGCGAATTAACAGACTTAGCCCAGTTAATCAAGCGGCTAGACGCAGACGTTGACACCGTAACGACTTGCCCGATTTCCATCGCTAACGAATCAATTGTCCCACCGAACCACATGATCAAATCGGTAATAGGTAAATTGTTTTCGTCGAATAACATAACGTAAACATTGACGGGCTTGTTACGCGTATTTTCGTTCGCAACATAGTTCGTCATGTCGGCAGGGATTGCCGTTAATGTAAATTTCATGCTAGGCGCAACGGTTCCAGTTTGCACCGTATATGCTGAAATTGTGCCAACGGTAATCAGTCCGAAAAACTCTTTTCCGTCGGCTGTAATGGTTCTGTCCGCAGTACATGCGCGAAAATGTCCATCGTCGAATTCAATGTCAACAAAGAAAACAGGACGAACAATATTGGCGGTAAATTCTGGAAAATTCATCATAAGCTATTCGCCCCATTCTAGTTTTAAATTTGCCATCGAAGACATGAAACTAAACCCGTCATCGTCTGGGTATCGCAATTGCTGAAAGTTATTAGAGTAACGAGCCATTGAAGCACGCGCCCAGTCCGAAAGACCAGAACGAACACGAATGGAAATAGTAGCGGTGTTATTCTCAAACTGTACGTTATTGTCAATGATGTCGCCTTCGCCAATAACTTTCGGGTCGGTAATCATGTAACCCGACTGGTCAAGTAAAGTCAGCATCATAATGACGCGTTTGTTACGCAAGTTTTCCGTCGCTTCTTCAACAAGTAATGTGGGCACACCTTGCAAAGACATTTGCCAACCAGATTCCGCGCCCGCCATGTTCTCAATCATCGGCTCTATTGTCCCAAGACTTGCGACGGCTAAATAGTTGTGTCCGCCATACGTGACATTTTTATCACCTGAATTAACGAAAATATCGTCGCCTATTTGAATCAAATAAACAGGTCGTAATATGTCATCGTCAATGTGTTCGATTTGTCTTAATGGCGGTAACGGCGGTTGTACTGCGGGTTGATCACCGATAACAGTGTCGTCATATAAGATGCCGTCGCGAATAACCTGCGGATATGCCCACACATAAATGTACGGGATTTGCCATTCAATCGCGTTTCGCGCTGCAATGTTACAGGACGCCCAAACCCAAGTTTGGTAAGCCGAGTTTACGAAACCAATGAAGTAATGAACTACTGACAACGGATAACCAAGTTTAACCGTCGCAGCTTCAAGCGTAAGCGGCAATAAATCAAGCTCGCCGTTAATAATCCAATCGTAATCCTCAATCTGTACGAAATCGTAATTCGGATAAATCCAATAATTGATAGGAAAGTTAATAATCCGCAAGAACTCCGACGTCGGGTTCATAATCTGCGGGGTGAAGAATAACAGCGTCGCTTCACTGGTCGGATAAGCTTCTTTGACTCTGTCGCGAATGTAGTTAGTCGACTGCCCTAACTTATCACCCAACCATTGCAAATATGGTAACTGTTCTGGTGTAATCGGTTGACGGTAATCGGTATAATACGGCTCTGGTACGTCGTTACCTGTTTCGGCTTTATAGGTCGACTTTGTAAGTTCGTCATAAATACACGGCGCACCGTTCGAATAACTACCGTCCCACCACCACGGTTCTCCGATCTGAAACATTAGCTTGTTGATGCCCGCTTCGTCTAACAGTTTCAAACCGTGTTTAATTACCCGCCCCATGTATTCTAAAACTTCGGTATTGGTAATTACAATGAACGAAGACGGCGGAACCCATCCCGAAAGCGCAGGGCGTCCGTATGCGTCGCGTTGTTTCCATTCTTCGGGCATATAGCTATTAAGAATTTCGTATGAAGTCGACCAAATAAACGTATATCCGTAAATCTGCATTTGTTCGAACAAGTTGCGACACCAAACTTGTGTAGGGTAATTAAGCGGTTCGGCTGCGTCCTTCGTAACCTTGTTAATGAAGTCCGTCGAACCACCAGTCGAAAACGCTTTGAAGTAATGCGACATACCCATGTAAATAGTGAAATGACCGCGATAACCTAAGTTGTATGTGTTGTCGACTTGTCGGTACGGTGTGATGTTGTATGTATCATCGTAACCGCTAGTCATTTCCATGTCGTGAACTGGTTGCGGATAAAAACGACGTCCAATTAGTCGGCGGCTGCCAGTGGTTGAAATACCGCGCATCTTAAATAAAATAGACTCGTTACCGATAGCCGTGTCTTTAGTAAGGCTGACAGCGGACGCACGCGAACCAATGAAACACGCACCTTTATAACCTCCGCCGTCAATCTTGATTCGTCGCGTCGTTGTTCCGTCGCCTTCCCATTCCGTTACAGGGATGTTAATAATCTGCTGTTCGTAAAAATAAAACGCCGCGGGGTTAGCTTTGTCGGCTGCCTGCCCGTCGTACTCCGTCGGTTGAGCAATCGAAGCTTGAAGAACGTCACCTTTACCCAGTCTTACATTAGGGTTGACATTCTCAATTGTCCAATAGCTAATATCTTCGGTCGCGTAAATCTTTAGAACATCAAACCAGTATTCCAAACGACCCGCACTTTTTAACGTAGCGTTAGCACCTAAGCCGAACGTCGGCGGTGTAATCGAAATGAATAATTGGTCAATTGTCGTCGGGTCTACTTTTTCTTTTTCGTAATTATAACCAAGAAAGATATTATCGAAGTCAATGACGAAATAGTGTTCACCTGCATTAAGCGCGGGCGCACCGTTAGGGAATACGTCAGATACTTCGAAACTTAACCCAGTCCCGTTACCCTGAAAGCGTGAGTCAGTGACGTCGGACACTAATTTAGTGCCGTTGATCTTGTAAGGAAATAAGCGATATACTTGACCGCCACCACTCGACGAAAAAGTGACAGTAAAGCCGTAAGGGTCTGTCGGATTAGCGACAAACCCCAATTTAACGCCCGAATAGTTTTTGTCTTCGATGTACGAAAGTACAGGATGACCGAATTTATCGCGTGACGTCCACAAAATACCTGCAAGGTCGCGATTAGATCGAAACTCGCAATTGACTTCGAATTCTGTTTCCGACTCGCTAACGATTGTACAAATCGCAGTAAGGGGAAAATCTAAATGCCAATAGCGAGCGTCGAAACGTTGTATCGTTGTATTTGCGGGCGGTAGTGTGTCGCAATACGCGCTAGAGAACGCCATATAATTGTTCCGTGAACTCAAACTGTGCCGATACTATAACACCGTCGATGCTCACATTGCCACCGCTTGTCAATGAAACACTGACGCACGGATTGACCGAATTAATAGGCGTCCCGTTCACAGGGGGATTTCGTAACGGCGGGCTAATCGGAATTAATGCGTTTCCGCTTGCGTCGCTGTCAACGGGCGCTGTTACGATGTGCATTCGGTACATTCCATCGGTACACAAGTAGCTTAACTGGTCGCCATATTCGAACAGCCTAGTCGAAGCGGTGAAACCAGACGCCGCAAGATTTCCCCCGACTTGGTTCGCACCACTGACGACAGGCGTACCCATTTCGGTAGATCGTCGCGGAATATAACTATAGTCTGTAATGTGGGCAACTTCTGCGCCGCCACGTAACTGCGCTTTAACTGCCTTTAACAAACGGCTGTGTTTCATGTGTAAGTTTTCCCAATTAAAAGTTAACTTCCACTTTGCCCCGATCAATTCGGTAACTTGTACGCCGCCAGTAAAGGGGGATACTGCAATCCCCACATTATTGACAATGTCGCTCGTTGCTGAATCTGGGGCGATTAATACATTTCGTAAATCAATCGCCATGTCATTAGCTCACTGTTGCTTTAATTACGTTTTTCCACATACCGCCACTACGGATTGATTCCATGATGTCGCCTTGTGTTTTGTTAGAAATTGCTGTCGCTGCTTTCTCTAATGCTTCGGCGTCAGTATCTCCCGCACCACCTTCGACATTGATTTCGTTAGTAATCTGGAAAGTTACATAAGTGCCACCACCGCCACCACTTCCCGCATTTTGTGCGTTCTGTGCAACCGTTGAAGGTGACGACCCGTTATTCATTGCTTCAAGCATCGGGCGATATTTCTTAGTAGCCGACGCATTTACAACGAATTCTTTACCGTGTACAACGCCCGCAACTTCGTCGACTCCGATGTTACCAGTGAAACCACCAGTTTTAAAGCCGCTAATTGCCGATAAGCCTTTCGCGATTGCGACAGTCGAAGCGATACCCAAGTTCGCACCGACGGCGTTAGTACCGAACGAAGCTAACGACACCATTGCAGCCGCAGGCGACCAAGCTGCCGCGGTAGCCGCTGCCGCCGTTGCGCCCATCGCTGTTGTTGTAGCCATTGCGGTTTTCGCTAACGCTGCGTTAACAACGTATTGAATACCGAGCTTAATAAACGAGCTAATTAATTCCGCCATCGCTTGCTGTGCAACGTTCTTTAATGATTCGCCTAAATCATCGCCGTATACAATTGCCCGACCGATTGAGTCTGCAAAGCCGTCAGTAAACGATTGAAAGAATCCCGCCCATGAATCCGACAAACCTTGCATCACACCTTGATAGTTAGCGACGAATTGCCCTAAACCTGCGACCAGTGCGTCGTTAGTTGCCATTGAACCCATTTGCATGTTTAGCTGTGCTTGTTGGGCGTTTAGCTGCGCCATTTTAATGCTATACTGTTCGGCGTTTAAACTACCGTTCGCTAACGCTTCGTTGTAGGCTTGTTGGTTCGCTAACAATGTACGTTGCTTGCCTTCGGTTTCTTCCCAGATTTGATTTAACGCATCATACTTACGTTGTTGCATATCCAAAGCGTCGACAGTTTTGCGAATCTGTTCCGCCATTGCTTCGGTAAACGGCAAGCCCGCTTGTAACGCTTGGTTACGTGCTTGAATAACTTGCGTTTCTGCTTCGTGTGCGACACCGACTTTCTGCAATGCGTCATATTGTTCGATAGCGGCTTTCGTGAAACTATACATCGGGTTAGTTGCCTTCATGTATTCGTCGGTCGCTTTCGCAATTAACGCGGTGTAACGTTCTTGGTTGATTGCACCTTTCGCAAGTAAATCATTCGACACACTGACTGCCGCTTCAAAATCAAGCTGCGGTTTCTTCAATTCGTCCAATGCTTTTTTATAAGCTTTTTGTTCGTCTGTAAGTTTCGCCGCAGGTTCTTTTTTAGGCTTTTTGGTTTTACCTTTCTTCGCATCGTCGTCGGCTTTCTTCAACGTGTTTACACCTGCGCCGCGAAGTGGGTCGCCTGCCGCAGCATTCGAACGATTAACCGCATGTGTTAATGCTTTACCTAAAACGGCGTTATAAGCTTTGCCCACATAATCAACGCTAGTGGCTGAACGAATACCGTCGCCCAAATCCTTAGCTAGTTGAGCGCCTGCCGCACTTGCTTTCGCCCGTGGTAACTTGATCGAAATCGCGTCAAGCCCTGCGTTCATCTTTTCGGCTACGTCTGGGGCAACGTTAGTCGCTGCCGATGCAATTGCACGCAATCCAATTTGCCAAGAGTTAATGACCTTTTCGGCTGCTGTCGCTGCGGCATTAACAACCGCTACAAATAGCACATCCATAAACGCGGGAAAGTTATTCCAAATCGTTTTAATTGTGTTGTATGCTGCGACCCAAAAGCCGATTACGAAATTGACATAAGCTTTCGCAATGTCGCCGATGCTGATATTCGTGTCGCCCCATGCTTGGGCTAATACGTCGAAATGAGCTTTCATTTGTTCAATCGCCCAATTCCAGATTTCAGACGCGAATTCGGCAACCGCGCCGACAGCTTCTTTAATATAATCCCAGACAGCTAACGCGACGTCTTTCAACGTAATCATGCCGCCTTCAATGACTTTAATTTCGTCACCGAATGCGATGATATACGCAATTGCGCCACTAATGGCAACGGCAATCAAGCCGATAGGGTTAGACGCTAAAGCAACCGTAAACGCGACGACGGCAGAAGTTGCAGCACCTAAAGCGGCAAGTAATGGCGCACCAAATACGGCAAGTAATGCGACACCCAGAACGGTAGCGGCAACGCCAACGATACCCATGTTTTGCGCTAAGAAGTTTAAGCCTTTCGCAAGGTTACTTGTTACGCCTAAAGCTTTGTCCATTTCACCGATTGCGATAGTCAACGACGTCTTGACATTCTGCATTGCCTGCGGAACTGTTTGCGCTGTTTTGGCGTATGTTTCGTCCGTTTTGGCTTGCATGTCGGTCAAAGCTTTTAACAGGATGTCGCTTGTAATTTTACCGTCTGAACCGAGTTGTTTAACTTCGCCGCGAGTAACGCCCATCGCTTTAGCAACAGCGTCAAGTAACGTCGGCATATTCTCCGCAAGGCTTCGGAATTCGTCGCCTTGTAGCAAGCCCGACCCGAATGCTTGCCCTAACTGCAATACGGCGCTTGCTGCTTCGCTAGTTGTTGCGCCAGTGTTTGCAAGTTCTTTATTGATCGTTGTAATTAAGCGGAGGGTTTCTTCTTGCGATTTACCCATTTGCGCCATTGGTCTATCAAAACGAATAAACGCTTGTGAAACGACGTCGATACCTGTCGAAGTTTCGAGCGCTGTTTGTGTCAATCGTTTTAACAATGTTTCTTGCTGCCCGACTGATTCGGTAACAGTTTTGATTTTGTTGTTTACAACGGTGTATGTTGTCGCAAGGTCGAGCGCTTGTTTTGCTGCTACTGCTGCCGCCGCTAAAGACAAGTATTGTTTTGCCAATAGTGCAAGGCTACCACTTGCGTTCGATGCTGCGCGGGAACTCCCGTTTAATGTTTGGTCTAGCCGTGCTTGTACCTGCTGTTGACGAATTGCGGCGGTAGCTGCGTTAGACTGTGCCGCGGCTGTTCGCTGCGTTTCAGTAGCTAACCGTTGCGTCTGGGTTGTCGTCCGTTGTGTTTCGGTTGACAATCTTGCTTGCTGTGTGGCAGTCTTCGCCGACTCTGTCTGTAAACGTTGTTGCTGTGTAGCAGTTCGAGCCGTTTCAGTCGCTAGACGTTGCTGTTGTAAGATTGCTTGCTGTGCTGCGCTATTCTGTTGCGATTGAGCTTGCGACAGACGCGACAAAGCTGACGCCGAATTATTAACCGCGCTGTTAAGGCGTTCTAATCCGTTGCCGTTAAGCATGTTAACTTGTTGTTGCAACTTTTCGACGGCGGTGTGTGCCGTTCTTGCCGAAGCTGCAATCCTGTCGATTTTCGTCGGAATCGAGGACGCGACACCGTCCTTAATTTCGACCGTTACGCTATTGTCAGCCATTTAACCACCTATCTTGACTTTGATGTCTTTCATTTTGAGTTCGCCGATTAAAACAGCACGTTCGACGAAGCCTGCCGCTTGCTGTTGCGAGTAGCCTTCGTTTAATCGTTTGATGTAAGGTTGATTGTTTGTAATGTAGATAACCTGTCCCGCCTTCTTATTCGACAGAACTTTTCGAGCCTGTGCGAGTGTTTCAGTTGCGGACATGTTTTTAGTGCTGCCAGATTCACCGACGTAATGCGCTCGACCGACTAAACTTGTCGGACTGCCTAACGTAACAAACCATGACGATAATGCTTTCGACGTATCAACGGGGGTTTTAAATGCGAGTTCGCCGACAATAGTTAGCGCGACTTGAATTGCGGCGTCATTGGCGGCTTTGTTAACTTGCTTACTCAATTTTGACATATCGTTCGCAAGGTCTAGTAAATTTCTCGCCATGACGCCACCTTTTATTTTTTGGGGGGTTTTTTCTTAGGTGCAACCCGTTCTAAATGTGCGCTGTCCATCGCCCTTATATGTATGAATAAACATTCGAGTTGTTCTTCGTCGAATTGATAGTATTCTCCATATTCTTTGATGTTAGACCACGATATAGGGCTTAAACTTTCGCCGTAACTTCTTGTTGTATCCAAGTCGAAAAAGGCTTTTATATAAAGTTCTAGCCCGTCCATTAGTTCGGGTGCGTTGGCAATACTTTCGGGGATTGGTTCACCTGCCTGTATTGCCTGTCTTACGATTGCGCGTTCGTGCTTGCCTATACCCATTAGATACGCAAGCACTTCTGTCAGTTTTTTGTTTCTGCCTCAAGCTGTTCGGTTTTAAATGCCGAAGCTGATTTCGCTTGTTCTTGCAGGTCAGTGTATAACTCTGGTAGATTGGTTAATAACTTCATTGCGTTTTCGGCAGTAAACGGCGCGTAACCTTCGTCGTCTGGGTTGCCCGTTACGTCAGAAAGTGCGATGTTATCCCAACCTTTAAGAACCGCTGTAACGAATACGTCTAGGAATACTTTTTCGGCGATGTCATTCGCCAGTGTTCCGAGTTCCATCGCTTTGCGATACTTACGTGTTTTTTGGTCAAGTGTTTTGGTGTAGAAAACGTTAGCTTTCGACATACGGCTAATCCAGAACGTCGGGTTAGTTCCGTCGGCGTTTGCGCCGTATTCGATTGCAACGCCTTCCGCTTCTTTCGCTGTATCTGTTTTAAACTGTGCTGATAATGACATTTTGTTAGTACCTTTCGTTGATTGATTTAAGTTGCCCACATGTAAAGCTATACCGATAAACTCAAGCCTTAAATGTGGGCAAACCCATTTTACTGCGGCATGCCTACCGTTGGCAAGTATGCAAAGAATTCGGTCAATAAAGTGTATCCGAATTTCGATTTCGCTGCGTTGTTGTCAATTGGAATGTTAATCGGGTTGTCGGCTTCGATCTGCAATTGACCGCCAGACATAGCCATTAACGGGATGTCGAACAAAAAGCCCGTATTACGTGCCGCTGTGATTGAATAGAAACCGACGTCCGCATTGTTACGAATCGCTTGAACCGCAGCAATGTTCGTAAAGAATGCAGTCACCGAGCCGCCCACTTCAAACGTACCGACAGACACATCGAAACCACCAACAGAACCGACGGCTTTAATCGCGGTAACGTTGTTATTGATTTCTAAAGTACCTTCCGAAATATAACCGAATAACCCTGTCGGTTGCGTATTCGTTGGGTCGATAACGTACATACGGTTGCGAATCACGTCGCTTGATGTGTTGTAAGCCTGTTCGCCTTTAGCGGGAACGTATGAACCTGCTTTAACGCCGACCGTGCCGTTACGTTGTTCGTTATCCAAACCAATGAAACCTAAGTCAACGTTGACTTTATCTTCGGTCGGAATGTTGATCGTTAATTCGTTAGGAACTGCGCCGACAACATATTCGGATTGAATACCCGCATCGTCTTTACCTAGTTGGCGCTGTAATTGATAAGAACGAGTTTTAATGTTTTCGGTCAACGGTTCGTTACGAATAACAGTTCCCCAGAATGCGCGCAATGAAATCGCTGCGCCTGCATGAGCAACGGCAGTAAAGGTCGTTAAGTCGAACGCAATTGTTTTTGCGTCAAACCATTCGATACGTGCGAAACCGACGTTCGTACCTAGTTGGGTCGCAGGGTCGTCGCCACCTAAAAACAACCATTGACCCGCAAGTAAACCGAAACCAGTAAACGAACCTGCTGTCGCAGTTAATACAAGTTTACCGCCCGAAATAGTTGCAACGACATCACCTTCGGCGAACTCATGCCCTACGCGTTCAAGTTTAGCCGCAACACTGACAGTCGCTTCGGTCACTAAAGAACCCCAAACGATAACACCTGTCGCATTAGCGTCAGAAACCTTTTTAAGCCCGTTGTTAGACGGCACACCGAAGCCGCTTGCTTTGATCAAATCACTAGCACCGAAGATGCCAAGACCTGCCGCAGCCGTATATTTAATTTCTGTACCGTCAACGCCAGTTAAAGCAATAGACGAACCGTTTAGCGGCTGTGTGCTTGCGTCTTGATGTGCATTAGCAAAACAGAAACCTTGCATTAAACGCGTTAAGTTTGTTTCGGTCAAATCAGTGTTGAAACCTGCAACCGCGTCAAGTCCTGAAATTGTACCTTTTAAACGCTGACGCGAAGGGTCAATCGGTGAGCGTGCTACGGTTGAAATATCCGCACCAAAGTCGGAATAAGAATTCGGTTCTTGTCCGTACCAAATAGGCGAAGCGGGCAATTGTTTCGGGCATTCTTCTTCGGCGATAAACAGCGAAGTGATGTTCGAATCAATCTTATTAATTTGACAAACCATTGTTGTAACTCCTTATTTGATTTCGTCGAATTCAAAGTTTGCAATGACGTTTAAACGAAAGAAACTATCTTCGTTAGGGATGCCGTCATTAACTCGCGCTTTGCGATAAATAACACCGTCGGCACTCGATGCGTTTCGAAAAGCGTTTCTTAATTGGGTTGCCCACATTAAAGCTTTGTGCCCTTGTGGTTCGGTTTTAGGGATATAAAATTCGACGATAACAAGCCCGTAACTTGTGTAAAGTTTCTTGCCTATTTCATTCGAACAAGTTGATATAGCGCTTACGCCTTCGTCAACGATCTGTGTACTAGCCCGTAACCAGACCTGTGAAGGGTTCGGCTTGTCTTTACTAACTTGTAACGGATATTCGATTCGCGGTTTAACGTCGAAAAGGTCTGCCGCTGCCTTAATCAACGCGAACATAGAATCGCGAGCCGCAATGTAATTTGTTGTCATTCTTCAAGCTCCAATTCATAAACCACAACCGAATCACCGTTCGGTTTAATTGGTGAAATTGACCGAATGCGTCTTTCGATACCATCGTTTCGGATAATCAAATCTTTTAACGAGGGTGTGAAATTAACAAAGTGCATGTAAGCTCGTTCCGAACCCGTTTGCACATTGCCGTTTTGCATCATTCGGAATAGCTGTTCGATTGACGACTTCATAGGCAAAAATACAACCGAAACACTATACTCGTTAATCTGGGGCGCACCGCGTTCCCAGTCTTTACCGTCTGTTGGCTCACCGTCCAACACATTTTTATAACGAATCTTTTCGCCGAACTTAGTAATTAAGCGCGTCGCCGTATTTCGTAGTCGGTCATATTGTGCCATAGCTTACACCCGTATACTGATAAAACCGCCACCCGTTTGACAGTTCTTTTTCATTAGGCTAAATAATAACGCGTCGATTGCCGCAAAAACAGGCTTAACACCTGCGACAATTGGGTCAGCATATTGAACTTCCAAATCGCCGACTTTCTCTTTAGTAACGTAATTAGACGCGCTTATTGTGGGCAATAGATCGAAACCATTCGCCTGTTCAATAACGCCCTGCATTTGAGCCTTTCGCACAGCGTCAGGCACACCCAAACCAATTCGGGGAAATGCTAAAGCCTGCGAATCGTTCAAACGCAGGCTTTTAAATTCACATTCTAAAGAGTTCAAATAGTCGGCTGACTTAATAAGCTGAACGGCGACGTCGTCATCATTAGCCGAAAGGATAACACCGCGGTTTAACGCATAGTTTCTCGTTTCTTCAACCGAAACGTATGTGTTTGCGTTGGCTAATCCTGTACCGTCTTCAATGACTAAAGTAATCGCCATATCATCACCTTATTGGTTCGCGCCCCATGCAGGCGTGTTTTCTTTCTTAGTTGCGTCGCCTTGTGGTGGCGCATCGCTTGCCGAAGCTGTACGAAGTTCTTTCATTCGTGCCGCCGCTGCGTCCATCTTACTGCGAAGACCTTCGACCAATTGGTCGGCGCGTGGTAAATGCGCGTAAGAATCTGGAATGTAAGTTCCTGCAACAGCGTCGCAATGTTCTAACGTTTCACCGTCGACAATGTATTGCGAATTACGGAACACTGTTTTAATGCCGAAGCTCATTGCTTCGAGTTTTTCGTCTTCACTTGGCGCAAATCCGTCAATGAAGTAAATAATTTTTTCTGCCATGATTGTAAGCCCTAACAGGTGGAAAGAACCCCGTTACCGAAATAACAGGGCGTTTTATTATTAGTGAGATTTAAGCAACACGCCCGCCAAATCTTTATGCGAAGTGCTGTAACGATCCCAGTTAGTCGAAGTATGTAACGCAGCGTCGTTCGGTGAAGCACCGCCGTTTGCTTTGTCCCATGAGAAGCCCTTAATGCCCACATTGTACGACCATTCAGCTTGATAAGTACGTGTAATGTTTTCTTTACCAGTACCGTCGACAGTTGTATAGTCGAAATCGTTGTTTTGACCGACAAGAATTGCGCCCTGTTGAAGACCCAACGAATAGAAACCAGTGTCCGCCGTTGGTGTAGTCGTAGACCATGCCAAAGCAGGCGAATCGGTAATAACGAATAAACGACCGAACGGGTCACGTACTACGTTAACAGTTTCGTATTTGAAAAGGTTTTCGGCGTTAGTCAACGCATTAACGTACAAAGTTGTCAACGGTGTGCTGTGCATAATCCACGCACGAACAGCCGTTTGACGGTCGCCAAGTTTGCCCGCAGTCTTAGCCAACGCAATAAAGCTTGTTTCGTCGGCAGGGGTAGCCGCTGCGGTAATGTCGTTAACGTTGGTCGCAACTTGCGCCAATGCAGTAACACCCGCACCGATTGCAGCGTTAAGCATGTCGGCTAATGAATCGCCTGCAAGCTGTTGCCCAATGGTTGCGCCTGCTTCTTCTGGTGAACGTTGAATCCAACGGAATTGAGCAGGGTCGATAAGCATTTCTTGAGTACCTGCGGCAACTTTAACCGAAGTATCTTTCAAGTGGTGAAGCGACGCGCTAGAAATTGCACCGTTTCCGTAAGCGTTACGGCGACGTACAAGGTTAGCGATTTTCGCGAAGAATGCGACTTCGTCGAAGTCACCGCGATGCGCCGAAGGGGTTAAAATGATTGTACCGTCTGACGCTTCGTTAAACGCTGCGATTTGCTGGTCTAACACTTCGGTCATTGCGGCGTATGCGTATTCCGAGTATACGGCTAAATCTGATAATGCCATGTTGCGAACTCCTTAATCGTCTTCGCTGTTTGCTTTCTTTTCAGCAATGCGAGCCGCTAAGTCTTTCGGATTCATTCGGGAAAGGTTAGGGGTTTCGTCATTGCCTTGTGTATTTGTTTTCGGCGCACCGCCCCGATTTTGGTCTTTATTGGTACTACCGCCAGACCCTTTACCTGCGATAATAATAGCAGAAAAATCTTTGTTTGCAATGAACTCCTTCGTTAGATCGTCAAGGCTCATGGTTGAATCCTTGCCGTCTGCGCCTAGTACCTTAGTTGTCGGGGTGTCGGCGTCTAAATCCGCTACTAAACGCGCTTTAATATGCGGCATAATTAGGGCGGGTGCGGTACTGATTTTCGTTGCAATTTTTAGCGCTTCGTCTTCGACTAATGATTTTTTCAAAGCAAGTTCGCGCTTAGTCAATTTTCCTTCGAGTTCGGCTTTTTGATCGTCTAGTTTTTTCTGCCAAGATTTTTCTAGTGTTGCGATGTCGCCTTTCTTACGTGCATCGTCGCCGTTGATGCGGTCAAGTTCTGCTTGCGCTTCTTTCAATTTGTCTTCGGCGTCTTGACGCAATTGCTTCTCGCGGTCTTTCGCACGTTTTAAAGCGCCTGTGTCTTCATCCCCAGAAATGTCGAGCTTGTAGCCGTCACCTTCGACAAGATATTCGGTTTTAATATCCGCGGGTAACTTGTCGAATTCTTCTTTCGTAATTACACGTTTAAGAGCCATGATTGTATTCCTCACTGTAGAATTAATTTGATTCGTTCGGCGAACTTGCCTAACGTCAAGGCTTCGTTTGCGCTATCTCTAACGCTTTTAGGTTGCGACGATAACCATGTATCAAAATCACGGTCATCGGGTGGCGTTCCCGTATATGGCTCAATGTGCGAGCGACATCGGTAATGTGCGGGCGGTAATATCCCAGACCCAAAGCGATAGCGATTACCGTTACGACTTCGGCAAATATCACTTGTCGCTTTATCTAGGATTGAAACCCAAACATATTCTTTGTAATAAGCCGACATAACGACGGCTTTAGATTGTAGGTAAATTTGTTGCATAGCCGTGGCGGTTGTTGCGCCATTCTGACCGCGAGCCTTGTCGAAAGCTGCAACATAAGCGTCTAGCGTGTCTTTAATGGTGTCACCGTTCGACCATGCGTTACGGGTAATTTTGACGACGTTTGCGACTGTTGAAGCTGCAACCGAACTGATTGTCGTTGCGATTAATGAACCGTTAACTTGCATCGGTCTTTTTGCGATAGATGCCCACATTAATAACGGTAAAAAGGTCGTCTTGTCATCTTCAAGCGGTTCGCTTTTATCCGACCAATAGTTTTCCTTTAGGTTTTCTTCGAGTTCTTCGTCGTCGTTCGTTATTCGCTTAACGGTTTCGTAAAACATAACCTGCAACACAAGCTTTCGAGTTACTATCATAAACTGTTTAAGCCATGCTAGTAACTCTTTAGCGTGTTGGTTAAATACACGATTCATGCCACGGCGTAGACGTTCGATCATTCGGTTCAAGTCTGCGCGACTTAATCCGTCTAATGTTTCATACTTGACATTTGATAACTCTTTCGTTAACATTTTCTTTATGTCTTCGGTGACATGTCGGAACTCGTTAGCTTTAGACGCTTTCAATTGGTCAACGTACATCGACAACCGTGTTAATGCGTCATGTATTTTGGTCATTGTTCAATCCATCGTTAGGGGTGTTCGCATTCAGCGCTTCGATTTCGGCTGCGCGTTCTGCGTCGATTTTCTTCTTAGCGTCTTCGTCTTTTTCAGTCGCGACACCACTCTTACGCAACACGCTTCGCATTTCTTCGAAGGTCAATGCCCCGCCCTGCCATTCTTTAATGACTTGCGCTCGTTGTTCTGGTGAATATTTCGAAATGTCAAAATCAGTATTCAAACGATATTTGACTTCTATTTCATCCGTGCTTACGAATTGCGCTGCGGTTCTGAACGCCCATTCTACAACGTCACTGACATTGTTTGCAATATTTGCGAGAATTGAATTATTGGTAACTTCGTCTTGATTGGCTTCTGTCGCTGTACGCTGTACGGTTTTGTTTTCGACCAGTTTCGCGCCAAGTTGTAACATTTGCTTTTCTTTATGTCCCATGCCTTCAAACGGCATAGTATTCGGCTGCATTTGCAAGATGCCCATTTGACCACCTTCGGGCAATGCAACACCACCAAGCGAGCCTAAACGGACTTTGCCGCCTAACACGGTGTTTAACCAATTTTCTGTTAACCCAGACGCCCAGATTGTCGGCTGACCCATTACGAAGCTTGCTTCTTCATAGTCGGCGCTGTTTCGATAGTGTGCGATGTTGATTGCCGCCATGTCGTACATGACAGGAATATCGACAGCGCTATCGTTATTTTCTGCGCCACCAAACGAAAACGGGATTCGGTCAAAGTATGTACCGTCCGCACGCTGTAAATAAAATTCTGTGTTGTCGTCCTTACGATACGTTTTCTTTTTTGGAACATTAACACCGTCCCAGACTGACGGGTTAGGCTCACGCCAAAGCGATACTTTGACACGATGCGCCATAACCTTATCGTTTTCTTTAGCGATACCGCCTTCGATATTCAAGCCTTCTAGTTCATACACACGGAATTGACAAGAGTTTTTGATTTCGAAACCGTCGTCAGCAAACGGGTATATTTCTGCAATAACGATTTTACTGTAAACGACTTGGCTGCCGATTTCCATAGTTCGCCAGTTAATAACGTGGTGTGGTGCGACTAAGTTAACCGTCGGCTTAATGTTGCCGTCTGTCATGTCCTTAACTGTGACAATCCCTTCGGTTGTCGGATAGTCGACATAAACGCCGTAGCGTGCGTATGAGATTGCGAACGCAAGCATTTTGTGTGCTTGTTGCGACATGCTCAACCCTTCACCTGTTGCGTCTTTGTCAACACCTTCGAGAATTGTCGGGATGTCTTTGTCGATTGGTTTCGAGAACACTAACGAAACTAAACCGTTAACAGTTCGACCTGTAACGTTATAGAATAAAGCACGGTTCTTGTATGCTTCATAACGTTTCTGGTTTTCGAAACTTGTGTCGTCTGGGTTAGGTTGCGGCAAGTATGTCTTGCCCGCTTTCTTAATTCGATCTTGCCCGCTGATACAATCGCGAATCGCCGTGTATAACGGCAGTACGTTCGCAATTTCAGGACGGACAAAAGCAACGTTCGGAAATGTCATTTTTAAATCCTTTAGTGTGGTGCGACAACTTTCATTGTCTTAGCGATTCGGTCTTTGTTTTGCAATACACGATACCGCACTTCGTCCCAAATATGGTCTTCTGAATCGGTGTCGATGTCGTCCATATTCTTAGGGTCACGCGGCAATGTGGGCAATATGGCGAGTGTAGCACGGCAACAGTCCATAAAGTAGAGTCCTATATCTTCGTTACCTTCGGACGCGTTTTCGAGCAATGTGCGCGCTAATTCAAGCCCGTTTATGCGTGACCCTGCCGACTTGTCTGACTTCAACCAAGAAATGCCCACATTCTGCATTTTCTTTTCAATGGTTTCGACATCATCTTCGTTAACGTTGCGAATCTGGTTATCTGCTGCCCCTGCTTTTGGCTGCGTTTTAATCCATCCCGCTTTCATTAATGCGATTTCGATTTCTTTGATACCTTCGGCAATCTTTTTCGATGACAAGCGTAAGCCTTCATTCGTGCCTATTTCTTTCGAGCCGTACCATTCAAATATGCGGATAAGCGAACCCGCAGGCGGGCAGAATGTTTCGATAGTGCCGTCAGGGTGATAGATATAAGCTTCTTCGCCGTTCGCTTCTGCCCACCAACCGACTGAAAAAGGATGTGTCGAACCCCAGTCGAACGTTCTGTCAATTCGCCATGATTCGGGCACAACAAAACGGCGTTTGACTTGCTTCGCTGCGTTCCATACGTCATCGAAACCGCCACCCGCTACGATGTCCCAGTCACCATTTAACCATGCTTTCTTTCGGTTTTCGTCTTTCTCGTTATGCAGTTCGGCAATATATTCAGGGCTTAAATAAATGTTTTCAGTCCACGAACCGAAAATCGTAACTTGAACCTTTTCGACGGTAATGTTCTTTTTAGTTTTTGGGTCAAAGATTTCGGTGTAAGTCTTTAACGGTACGCCGTAAGGCACTGGGTCAATAAAACGCTTTTTAACCCAGTTATGACCCGCGCCATAAGGGTTCGTTGTTGCAATTACTTCTAACGGCATCGGCGGCAAGTCGGGGTCAGGTATTCCGCCTTGTTCGACGTAAATCTTTTCCCCAGTATCGTAGTAAACGTCGGGGTCAATCTTTGGGGCATCTTTTTCGAGCGTGAACGACGAACGGTTTACCGACATCATCATGTCATAAAGTTTTGGCGTCGGGTATTTTGTTAATTCGTTCCAACCGATGAAAGCGTATTCGTGCCCGTGGTACTTCCAATAATCGTCCTCAACTTTGGCGACACGGAATAACAATTCTTCGCCTGTTTTCCAGACCCATTTTAATGATGAACCCGACGCAAGGAATTCGCACCCGTCGCCGAACTGTGGAAACCATCGTTTTGATTTAGTGATAATGTCTTCTAGGTTTTTATATTCACGGTCAAATATTACGCCACGCCAGAACGCCCCATAACCCAGACCAACACGACGACGAAATCGCATTAGCTGCGTGTCGGTCTTCATTGCGCCACGTTCACCCGCTAACAAGATATGATGCGCCCTTGCGTCGAGCGCTATTTCTTGGGAACTGTTAGGGATTGGCTGCCAAATTACGTTATGCTGTTCGTTGCTGTTCTCGTTGCTCATTTCGTTGGTTCACTAGCTTGGCTTGTTGAATAGCTGCGGCGTTTTCCCAATCGGAATTGTTGCCGAAGTCCTTGACGATCATAACTGCTTGAACAGCATTTCCGCCTATCCCACCGCCTGCGCGTTGGTCGTAGATACCTGCGATTGCTGCGAATTCGCTTGCCGCTTTGATGCGGTCTTTAGCGTCTACAATAGGACTACTAGCGATAGACCAGTACAACATTGCGACGTCAAATTTCGACGCAATTTCGCGGATTGCCCGCGGGTCGTTTTTCATTGCTTTGATGATTCGGTCTAGTTCGTAAGAACGTGACCAATGGTGTGCGATAACCATTGCATCGCTTTGATTGCCGTTTGTTAGCTCTAACGCTGCTTTATACCGATCAAGATTTGTTAAGCAGATTTTAGCGTAATCTTGAATGCTGTATCGGTCTAAAACTTCGGTAGCGTTATCGGTAACAACGGGCGTTGCGTTCCATTCCATAGCGTGACCCCGCTTTAATTAATTACACCGTAATTTTTCGGAATTATGCCCACATTAAGCCCGTTTTGTCAAAGTTAGTTACTTCTTAACGCCTTTTCGAATACCTGTGCGTATTCTGCGACTTTGTTCGCTCTGTCTTGCGAATTAATTACTCGACGCGCTCCGACATAGTCTTTCTTTGATTGACTGATATAACGCGTTAGAGCGTGCCCAGTGAACCAACCTTCCATCATGCCAGTAATTAGGATTTTTACAGCCCATTCTTTAATCATTACGTCGTCGGGATTCTTCGCAAAGTCATGCCCTAGTTTCAAGCCTGCTTTGACATAATTATCCAACCATGTAAGTTGAACGTAACCGCGCCCATAATACAAGCCGTTATATTCGGACTGTAAATACGTTTGCAATTTGTCGTTAGCATAGCCGTATTTTTCGCCGTTCTTGTTAGTGAACCATTGCCCGTATTTTTTCTTTTTACCTAGCCCATATTCGCGAATAGGTAACATTGTACCGTCACACTCAAGCCATGTTGTTGCGAGCATGTATGCTGCTTGCGGGTAACTGACATTCTTATGACGGTCAATTTCGCCGACAATGTAGTTTAGTTCGTCAACTTGACTTTGTGTTAAGCGCCCGAACCGTTCTTTAATGATTGCGAAACCGTTTTTCGTTAATACCATACCGTCACCTTTTTTGTTTGATTGCACGCCCAATAATAGCCGTTATTAAAATACCGACTGTTATAAACTGGACATACTGCGGGGGGATTGTTTCTTTTAGCTCATTCGGTAGAACGTGCCAGATTTCGAGAATTGTTTCGGGTGCGACGATGAATATTGATTGAACAAAGCCCGCCAATACGACGAGCCATACGGAAAAGAATTTCCAGATACGACGGACGTCGTCAATCAGTTCTATCTTTCGTTGGGATGACATTGTTTATAAACTCCAAGCGTTGAATACGTTCTTTTAGTTGTTCGTCTTTCGCTTTCAGGTGTTCCAATTGCGAGTACGACCACCCTACCAGACCGCTGCAAAGTGTGATTAGGAAAATTAACACGCGTCCGATTGTTACGTGTTTGACTAGGGTTTCGCTGTTGCGTTCGGCTTTCTTTTCGATACTCTCGACCTTCTCGATTGCGTGAACAATTTTCTTGAGGTCTTGCGATATATCTTTCATTGATACTTTCATTTCGTCCGATGTGTCGGCTAGATGCTTGGTTCGTTCTTCGAGAACGGCAAGTTTCATCGCATAATCTGCGGCGCTGTTGTTTGTCATGGTCGAAAACCCGATTAAGTTTTCAACATATTAGCAGGCAAATAAAAACCCCCGCAATACTTTCCGACATTGCAGGGGTCTTTATGGACGTAAGAAGTGCGTCAACACATACGCCCAAAACATGCGACAACTATTCTTACACGGGCATTATATCAGGCAAAGAAAAAGGCGGCAAGTCCGTCGAAAAACTTTGCCGCCTTCCCCCGTTTGAGGTACTGCAATTTGCTTACACAATCAGCCCAATTACAGTACCAGAACCGAAGCAGTTACGCAACTGTTTCAGGTTCAATGCGCCATACTGCTGCGCCCGCTTGACCTGCAAAGCCCCATGCCGCGCCGTCTTCAACTGGGCGAACGATAAAGCGTTTGTTAAAGCCTTTCTTCGGCACAGTTTCACCTTTACGGTTTACCATTGTTTCGCCTTCGATTTCGTAAGCGTGACGGTCGTTAGCCGAAGTTACAGTCGAAGCCAAAGACTTCGCAGGGTTCGGCTTGTCTTCGCTTACTGGAACGAAGAATGATTGACCGATTTCAAGCTGTTCGAATGGGTAGATTGAAGACGATTCGCGAGTACGCGGAGTTACTGGAATTTCAACGCCTGTTGCGATTGCGAAAGTTTGTGCTGTTGATTGAGTCACTGGACTTGTTCCTTTTGATTCGTTTTCTTTAACAAAGTCGAAACCTGCTTGAGTTGCGCGAGTTGCAGTTTCTTGTTTGTCGTTTACTAAAGTGGCGTTGATTTCGGCGAAGCCTGCGTCAACTAAAGCTTTTTGGTCTTTACCGCTTGCATATACGAAGCTGTTATCCGCTGTCGCTGCTGCGATTGTGCCAAGTAATGCGATTTGAGATTTTGTTAATTTAGCCATTTCGGTATTTCCTGAGTTTTGCTTGTTTGTTAATGGATTCGACTTTAAACACTCGAAGTTTATTTGTCAATACATACCTTCGAATATTTTTGGTCATAGTCTGGGTGTATATGTTGGTCAACACCTTCGCAGTAAGCCGTGACAGCTTTTTGCTCGTCGTCGTAGTCCATGCGACCAACCAGACCAAACCCGAATAGGACACAAAGAACGACACACGGTATAAAATACGGGTTAATTCTCATTTTAAACGTTGCTCCTTCATGTTTCGGGCTGCTTCTTCGATCAAGCCATTCAACGCAATGTTTTGGGCTTGTATCGTTGAATTGATAAGGTAGTCTATTTCGTCGCTTGCGTCAATACCTTTTAACAATAATTCTTCGCTTAATTTCGATAACCTAACCGCTATCATTTCGAGCGTCTGAAACATTACAGGCGACGATATAAACAAATGGTAATAGTCTGCGTGTACAGCACTTTCGGCAGTTATCGCCCGATTAGTTTCGATGTCGAAACAGTAACCGTATTCGCAAGGGTTAGTCGGGTCGTCTTTCGCCACTTCGATAAACTTTGCGTTTAGGTATAATTCGCGCTTATCTGACATCGTGATTGTCCTTTATTGCTGCTAGTGCGTCAACACGACGTATCGAACCGCGGTCATTGCATACGATACAGTCGACACCTTCGCCTTTACACTGTGGGCATCGAACAGGCTCATTAAAATGCCAACCTTCCGAACCGCTAATCGTTTCGCCGTACCAATCGGGGCATATATCGCACGGGTTGCCGCCTGCTGCAACGACACCGCGTATGTAGTCACCTAACGTCGTTAGTGAGAACCAACCGCCGCAACGCAAACACTGAGCCTTTTCGCCCAATTGTATTTTTCCAAGTTTGAAGAAGTGACGCGGGCAATTATCCAGTAATAAACGATTGGCTTTGATTTCGTCTAGCATTTCGTTTCGTTTCGTGGAGCACACCCGAAAGATATACAAATCAGACCGAAGCAACTGCGCGTTACTTTGGTTGATTTTCTGCCATGTACCACGGACAACGACTTCGACGTCGTTGCCTTTTTCAAGTTCTGTTTTGGCTTGTGAGCCTGTAAGTAATTCGCCGTACATATTAGTCGTCCCATTTTGTTGTGTTTGGATATTCGGTTTTGACATTGTAACGCTTGTCCGTCCAATGGTGCAATTCCATATCAAAGAATATTGCTTTTTGTTCTTCGGTTAATTCGTCGAGCGCGTAGTCGTCGCCGTCAATTGTGTAAGTTGTTTCGCCTTCAACGTCGCTTTGACCGCCGTCGTTTCCTGCGAAGCCAGTTAATAGCAATTCGAACTCATGTTCGCCATTATCGAAAGTTACTGTTGTTTCATAAAAAGACATCGCATAAACTCCTTAGCCTATGCGATGATTATAGCCGATCTATTTAGCCGACGCAAGCGTCCGATAAAAATAAAATCCTTGTTCGTTCTCACCGAACCGCCAACCGTAAACGTCATATAAATTGTCGTCTACTTTCGTTAGTCTTCGGTTACTAAATGCGTCGAGTGCTTCGTCTAGCGTTTTGCATTTAGAAAGAATGGATTCATTTTTATAAATTCGTTCCTGTTGTTTCTTTATGCTCATACCCGCGTTAATAACTCCTTTTCTTTTTGTTCGATATGTTCTTTTATTTTTTCGTGCAAGCTTAGGTAACATACGATTACGTCGCGAGCTTCGCGCCAAGTCTTGCAGGTCTTAACCGCGTACCCGTCACGGCGTAGCTGTGCGATACGTGCTTTCTGTTCTTCGCTTTCGCGTCCACCTTTCGGCTTTTTCATTTCGATAAACAGACCACTTAAAACGTTGTTCGTTAGAACCGTGTCACCGAATACGGCTTGTAACTGGTTTTGATTTTCACGCCATACAACGACAGGAACAGGCAAGAACGTATCGGGTACACCTTTTCGGACACCTTCCGCGACCAGATTCGCCGCCGTTGCTGCGTCACGTTTACCGCCGTTAGGAATTGCGAACATTTTCGATAAGTCTGCCGAAATGCCCACATTATTTAATAAAGCCGCCCAAGAAAATAGCGCCGTTTGGTGTCCGTGTTCGCTGTCCTTTTTACATAGGTCGTCGGGCTGCGGGTTAGACCCCATGAAGTGACCGTCTAAAGCTGCATAAACTTGATGCTTATAACTAGCCGAAACGTCTTGCCAAACACCGAGCGAAGGAATAGCCGTTTGAGCTATCCAAATACCGTCGTCGGGGTTGTACCATAGTTTTTCGCGTTTAGCCATTGCGTCTTTCCCCCTCTGGTATGTACGCATGAATTACAACGATGTCTTGTTCGTATTCAGTGACGAATGCGTTCAATAGTCGTTCGGTTGTTTCTGCTGAAAGGTCGCCCATGCGCCATAGGTCGAATGCGCTATGTGCTGCCCCAAGTTTCATATAAAAATCACAGGTGAAATCGTACATTAAACCGTTGACGTCGTAATCGTCCAACTTCTTAACGGTCATTTCGACCATTAGACCGATGTTTCTTAAATCTAAATGTTCCATCGTATAGACTCACAGATAAAAAAGAACCTGCATTATAGCAGGCTCCTTCGGTTAAGTGTTAGTGAAATTTAGGCTTGTTTTCTCCGAAAAACTTCTCCGCAAAGTCCTTCGGGTTACTCTTAATCAGTTCGTCCAACGATGTGACCATGACCTTAACGTTATCTTTACCGAATATACTTTCCAACATTTCGACAATACCTTCGTCGCTTGTCTGTTTACCCATTTCGTTGTTGACTTCTGTCAAATAGTCTTCACGCATCTTTTGAGCGTCTTCACAGTCGCAAGCGAAAGCATGTGCTATACGTGCCATTTGACCGAACTTGCCTTCCGTCTTTTTATCAAGCAACATTTGTACCGAATTAGGCATCGCGTTAACATGCTCGAATACGATGTCGTTAAGATTGTCTAAAGCGACGATAGCAGTTTGAAGAAAGCCAACGCCTTCCATGTTGCCGTTCTTAACGTCTTCTAAAGCTGAAAGCATTTGATTAAATAAAGTGTTCATTGTTTCGTTTCCCTTGTGAGTTGTTGAGTCTGAATAATAACGCCGAAATCAAACGACGTCAAGCGGGTTGTGTTCAATTATCCGAATTATTTGCACGTTATCAAGATCGGGGAAATTGTCGACATTACCTTCGCAGAATGCTTCGGCACGATGTCGAGTTTTAAAGCCGAATGCTTCGGCGCAAATACCTGTGCGCTGTATACCTTTACCAGTAGGCAAAGGACGCGGCGCGGCGAATACGTCGCCTTCTGGGTACTTAATTACAAAGCTTATGCCGTTTTCTTTCATCGGTTAGACTTCTCATAGTTGAATGGAAATTGTGGCGAAAAACCGCCGTTAAGATTGACTAAAGTTAATTCCGAAACGGGCAATTGGTCGCGTCCGTTGCGGTAATGTGTATAGCTGAAAAACAGTTCGTGTTTAACGCCGTCTTTAACAACTTTAATGACGTTAGCACCTTCGTCAGCTTCGCCGATGTGACGCCACGTATTCGAACAGCAATATATACCGTTGAAAGTTGCTTTCTGTTCACCTTTGACGAATACACCGTCGTTTTGAACGGCAACTTTGAACGCCGAACCGTCTATCAAAAAGTTAGAAACATACATTTTCGATTGCTCCTGTTTGCGATTTTAAGCGTGTTTAGGGGCAGACTGGTACACCTGTACCATCCACCCCCGAATCGTTGAACGTACCCCCTATTTATGGGGCAAATTTCGCACGTTTAGCGGTTAAGTGGTGAACAGCGCGGGCAATAGTTATTTTCCCATCCGACCTGCATGTTACCGCCGCATTTTTGGCACGTACTCGACCCAATGAACCGACGCGTATTGCCGACGTCTACGGTCACTGGTTCGGGCTTCTGTTTCGGTATTGTATCACCGACGTTTTGTTCTGTCGACTGATAAATCACGGTTGTTATTAAATAATTGTGACGGTCTGCGAAGCCTGAAACGCTAATCGGTTCGACCCCTGCGCGTTCCATCCAATCGTTCATTACGCGAGTTAATTCGAACTCGTCATCGGCTTTAAAAACTTTAATCCCTTTCATTGTTCTGACTCACTACATAACGGCGTTGTTCACAAATTTCGCAAATACTGCCCACATGTAACGGG